GCGTGAAGTGTGCTGTTGAAGGCCCGGAACTCGATGGTGCCCTTCTGGAAAACACTGTGCAGGTTGAGCAGGTGGTACCGGGAGGGGTCGTAGTGCTGGTGTGCGTGGTACTCCCAGCACATGTCGTCGTACCAAATCCGGGCGAAGTCCTCGGAGGTCGTGGGCTTCCGGCGGTTCAGGGTCGCGAGGAAGTGTGGGTCGACGGGCTGGCACCAGCGGCTCCGGCGCTCCGGGCTGATTTGGAGGGCTTGGGTCAGGAGGTCTTCCTTGGCGTTGACCAAGTTGACCAAGTTCCGCAGGGTTTTGGGGGTGTGCTCCCCAAGGCCGACGTGTACGTGGATGCCGCAGGAGGGGTCGGCGTGTGCCCCAGCCGCCCGGAGGGCCCGGACGCAGGCCTGCACCGTTTCGATGTCTTCCCAGCGGCAAATCGGGCTGACGAACTCTGTGCCTTGGTCGCGCGGCCCGGCGATGCTCGCGTCGCTGACCAGCTTCCACCGCCGCCCGTCCGGCGCGGTGACCTCCCAAGCGTCGTAGGAACCGCCCGCATGCCGGAAGGTCGCTCCTTCGCCGAGGGTTTCCGCGACCACCTGCGCGGCCCGCTGGCGGGTGATGTGGTTCATTTCGATCTCGATGCCGAAGGTCTGGGTTTTCATGGGGGTCTCCTTTCTCCCGGCGGCGGCTTTTCCCGCCCGGCCCGGCTGTGCCTTCTGGGCGGTTTCCCGCCCGGCGCGTACATCCATCACTCTGCCGGGCCGAAAAGTCAACGGTTTTTTTTGCGAAAAAGGAGGCCGCGCTTCCTTATACATGCGCGTAGGGGCCGGAAAAAAAACGGTTTTTTTTTCGCCGGGCGGGCGGTTTTTCGCCGCCCGGGCGGGCACACCGACCCGCCGCCCGGAACCGCCGCCGGGCACACTTTCCGACTTTGCTCCGCGAAAGTCCGGCGGGCGGCACACTTCTCCGCTTTGCTCTGGAAAAGTCCACCCGGGCACAGGACTTTCCGACTTTGCTCTGGTGAAGTCCGGGCGGGCGGCGCTTCTCCGCTTTGCTCCGGCAAAGTCCACCGGGCTGGTGGGTGTTTCCCGCTTTGCTCTGCTGAAGTCTGGCGGGCGGGTCTGTGTGCCCAGCCGCCGGGCCGAGGTGTGCCCGGGAGGGGGGGTCAGATCCCTGGGTGTGCCTGGCGGAGACCGCGCCCCCCTCACGCGTGAATTTCCGACAAATTCGGGGGGTGGGGGTATCGGCCCGCCCGGACAACAAAAAGCCGCCCCGAAGGACGGCAGAAGGAGGAACCGTGAATACGAATCTGAACATGCAGACCATGCCCATTGACCGGCTGAAGCCTGCGAAATACAACCCCAGGAAAGACCTGAAGCCGGGTGATCCCGCGTATGAGAAGATCAAGCGCAGCCTGCACGACTTCGGGTACGTCGATCCCATCGTCTGGAACGAGGTGACGGGCAACATCGTCGGCGGTCACCAGCGCTACAAGGTGCTGAAGGCTGAAGGCGCGACCGAGGTGGACTGCGTTGTGGTGCACATCGAGAACCCTTCGGATGAAAAGGCGCTGAACATCGCGCTCAACAAAGCCACTGGTGACTGGGAGCCCACGGCCCTGGCTGACCTGCTGCAGGATCTGCAGAGCGCCGGATATGATCTCGGCGCGACAGGCTTTGACGCTGCCGAAGTGGACGATCTCTTCTCCAAGGTGCATGACAAGGATGTGCATGACGATGACTGCGAGATTGATCCGGAAACGGTCAATGCATATGTACAGCCCGGCGACATCTGGACGCTGGGCAGGCATCGCATGATGTGTGGAGACAGTACCTCCCCGGAAGCGGTGGACGCGCTCATGGACGGCATCAAGGCCAATCTGGTCGTGACCGATCCTCCCTACAACGTCGCGTATGAGTCCGCTGACGGAAAGAAGATCCAGAACGACAGCATGGCGGACGAGCAGTTTTTCTCGTTCCTGCTGGCTGCTTTCCAGAACATGGCGGCACACATGGCCGAGGGCGGCAGTGCGTACATCTTCCATGCGGATACCGAAGGGCTGAACTTTCGCCGGGCTTTCAAAGAGTCCGGCTTTCATATTTCCGGGGTTTGCATCTGGGTGAAGAACAGCCTGGTGCTGGGCCGCAGTCCATATCAATGGCAGCACGAGCCCGTGCTTTACGGCTGGCTCCCCAACGGGAAGCATAAGTGGTTCGCCGATCGGAAACAGTCTACCATCTGGAATTTTGACAAGCCCAAGAAGAGCGCCGACCATCCGACCATGAAACCGATTCCGCTGCTGGCCTATCCAATTAAGAACAGCAGCGCACCGAACGCCGTGGTGATGGATCTGTTCGGCGGCAGCGGCTCCACCCTCATCGCCTGCGAACAGACCGACCGGATCTGCCGGACGATGGAGCTTGACCCGAAGTACGCGACAGTAATAGTGGAGCGTTTCCACCAGGAGTACCCGGATCAGGAGATCACCGTGCTGCGGGACGGGCAGACAGTTTCCTATGACAGTATCGTCAAAGGGAGTTAAGCACCCCTCAGAAACACACTTTTTCGGAGACAGTATCCAGACACTATCCCCGAAGAAACACACTTTTCAAGAGAAACGGAGGTGAAAACCGATGGCCACCAGAGGAAGAAAGCCCCTGCCCACAGCCCTGAAAGAACTGGAAGGCGACCGTGGCAAGGGCAGACGACCGCTGAACAAGGATGAGCCGACGCCGCCCCAGGACAACGTGAAGTGTCCTGCCTGGCTGATGCCGGAAGCAAAGAAGGAATGGAAGCGTCTGGCTCCCTCCCTGATTGCCATGGGTGTTCTCACCGAGCATGACATGGAAGCCTTCGCCGGATACTGCCAGGCTTATGCCCGGTGGCGGGAGGCTGAGGAGTTCCTGTCCCAGCACGGCACCATCTTCAAAACCCCAAGCGGTTATGTACAGCAGGTGCCACAGGTCAGCATCGCCATGCAGAACCTGAAAATCATGCAGTCCTTCTGCACGGAGTTCGGCCTGACGCCTGCCAGCCGGGCGCGGCTCTATGCCAACAGCGGCGAAAGCGCAGCCAGCGACGATCCGATGGAATCCGTTCTGAAGGGAGGCTGGCAGGATGTTCAGTGAAGCGAAAGCCCGCCGGGTGACGCAGTTCATTGAGTGCCTGAAGCATACCAAGGGAGAATTCCACGGAGAGCCGTTCAAGCTGCTGCCCTGGCAGGAAAAGATCATCCGGGATGTGTTCGGCACCGTCCGGGACGATGATCCGTCCATGCGGCAGTACAACACGGCCTACATTGAGATCCCGAAGAAGAACGGAAAGAGTGAGCTCGGCGCTGCCATCGCCCTGAACATGCTCTGCAACGACGATGAGTGGCGGGCGGAGGTTTACTCCTGCGCCAGCGACCGCCAGCAGGCGGCTATTGTGTTCGATGTGGCCGTGGATATGGTGAAGCAGTCTCCGGCGCTCAGCAAGCGGATCAAGATCATCCCCAGCACCAAACGCATGGTCTACCAGCCGACCGGGAGCATTTATCAGGTGCTGTCATCGGAAGTAGCCACCAAGCACGGCCTGAACGTCAGCGCCTGCATCTTCGATGAGCTTCACACCCAGCCGACACGCGCTCTGTATGATGTCATGACCCAGGGCAGCGGCGACGCCCGGAAGCAGCCGCTTTGGTTCCTGCTGACAACGGCGGGCACCGACCGGAACAGCATCTGCTGGGAGGTGCATCAGAAGGCTTTGGACATCATCGAAGGCCGGAAGGATGATCCTCGCTTCTACCCCGTGCTCTACGGCCTGCCGGATGACGCCGACTGGACGGATGAGCGAAACTGGTATAAGGCAAACCCCTCGCTGGATCAGACGATCTCCATCGACAAGGTGCGGGACGCTTTCAGAAAGGCCCAGGAGACACCCGCTGATGAGAACATGTTCCGTCAGCTGCGCCTGAATCAATGGGTCAAGCAGAGCATCCGCTGGATGCCCATGGACAAGTGGGATGAATGCGGCGGCGCTGTCAATGAGTATGAACTGGAAGGCCGCGCCTGCTATGCCGGGCTTGACCTTTCCAGCACCAGCGACCTGACGGCCATGGTGCTGGTGTTCCCGCCGAGGGATGATGAAGAGCAGTATATTGTGCTGCCGTACTTCTGGCTCCCCGAGGACACCATGCAGCTGCGCGTCCGGCGCGATCATGTGATGTACGACAAATGGGAGCGGCAGGGCTTCATCCATACGACCGAGGGCAACGTAGTGCATTACGGCTTTATCGAGCAGTTCATCACAAAGCTGGGCGAACGGTTCAACATCCGGGAAATCGCCTATGACCGATGGAATGCCACCATGATGGTGCAGACCCTGGAGGACGACGGCTTCAACATGGTGCCCTTTGGGCAGGGCTTCCGGGATATGTCGCCGCCGACCAAGGAACTGATGCGCATCGTGCTGGAGCGGAAGCTGAATCACGGCGGACACCCGGTGCTCCGTTGGAATATGGACAACGCCTTCGTGCGCACCGACCCCGCTGGGAACCTGAAAATCGACAAAGAAAAATCCACGGAGAAGGTGGACGGCGCGGTTGCACTGGTCATGGCGCTGGACAGGGCCATGAAGAACCAGGGCGGCGAATCCGTCTATGATACCCGCGGACTTTTGATTATCTGATGGAGGTGCCAAATGCCCCAAAAACCAAGAAGGCCCTGCCGCTATCCCGGATGTCCGGGCTTCTGCGAACAGGGTCAGGTGTTCTGTAAGGATCATATGGAGTGGAGCGGCGACAGGCTTCGCGGCGGTGCTGATGCCCGTGGGTACGACAGCCGCTGGCGTAAGGCCCGCGCTCTTTTCCTGAAGCAGCATCCGCTGTGCGCCTTCTGCCAGGCGGAGGGCAAGATTGTGCCCGCGACGGTGGTCGATCACATTATTCCGCACCGGGGCGACCAGCGGCTTTTCTGGGATCAGACGAACTGGGAGCCGCTCTGCAAGGGATGCCATGACAAGAAAACGGGCTCCGGCCTATAAGATTGGAGGACAACATGAAGAATCCTTTTTCCGGTCTCTTCCGTGCGCGGGACAAGCCCCGTGACAGTGTCAGCGCCGCTCCGGTGTTCTACTTCGGCACCAGCGGCGCAGGCAAATCCGTCACCGCCCAGACGGCCATTCAGCTTTCCACGGTGTACGCATGCGTCCGGGTAATCTCGGAAACGGTGGCCAGCCTGCCGCTGGGTGTGTATGAGGCGACGGATGACGGCAACCTGAAAGCCGGAGACCACCCTCTGTACCATCTGCTCCATGATGAGCCGAATGCGGAAATGACCTCCTTCGTTTTCAGGGAGGTCATGCTGGCGCACCTACTTCTCTACGGAAACAGCTACAGCCAGATTATTCGCAGCGGAAAGAATACGGTGGTCGGCCTGTATCCGCTGCTCCCGGATCACATGGATGTGGATCGGGACAGCAAGGGCAACCTGACGTACACCTACACCACCAGCGACGGTAAGACCGTGGTGATCAAGCCGCAGGACATTCTGCACATCCCCGGTCTGGGCTTCGACGGCATTATCGGCTACAGTCCCATTGCTTTGGAGAAAAACGCCATCGGCCTCGGCATCGCGTCCGAGGAATATGGCAGCAAGTTCTTCTCCAACGGTGCCCGGCCTTCCGGCATTCTGACGCACCCGAACACAGTGAAGAATCCGAAGGCCGTCCGGGAAAGTTGGAATTCAGCCTATGGCGGCTCTTCCAATTCCAACCGTGTGGCGATCCTTGAAGAGGGCATGACCTTCACGCCCCTGAGCATTC